CATTTGCAGTTCCACCCATACCTGAGTGGTTAACGCAATAATAATAGAGCGTTGACGGTGTGCTATCTGAGACAACTATCTGAACATAACTACCGGCCGAACCCGCCGTTCCGACTACAGAAACTCCAGAAGAATAAGCCGACCCACCGCCATGAGTACCATTTGATGTTATGGAAAACTGTAGTGGGTGACCGGCATTACTGGCCGCACTCTGGTCAAATTTATATGTGTTACCTTTTTTCAAAGTTATTGTAGGAGCCGCACCAGAATGATCAGAGATAAAATACTTATTTCCACTGCTGTCAGCGACAGTTACATTGTAAGTAATTGTTTCAGAATATTCACCGCTCAAAACAGGAGTTCTAAATACGCCTCTAGAAACTCCACCAGTTCTCGACAGATTTCCTATAAGCCAGTGACCCTCTAGTAAATCGTATGCAACGTATCTGTCTATCTCTAAACTATTTGAAGACGGATAAAACCACCATACTTCACTGAACTCTGTATTACTAAACGCCCAAATTTTTGACTGTTGGTTTACGTTTATATCGTCGAAAATATAATCGTGAACCTCGCATGTAAGTTCTTTAACGCTATTACCATCGAACGTAAAAAAACCCTTTTGCCCCATCCAAAATGCGCCCATGTCGGTATCGACTGCACTCATTCTAGAAACGGCTCCAGAAGATGTACCAACGCGGTCGAATTGATAAATATACGGGGGACCGACGTACCTACTTACGAATGCTGAGGTGTCGGTTATGATTAAAGTCTGGCCTCTTGTCTTTATGCCCTGCATGATCTGGCCCACATCGCTCAAGACTTGAGAGCCGGCTTGGTTTGTCGTTGCAGCGGTCCACAGCGTGTTGTCTTCAAAATCACACCACCTGATAGAGCGAGGATTCCCACCGGCTCCTAATAAAAATATAAAACGCTCCTCGGTAACAACCAAGCCAAGATTGTTGGTTGGGGCGTTCGCTACTGGGGCAGCTACGGCTGAAGATCCAAGCTGCCACTCGACTAAAGTTCCGGTGTCAAAATGAACCCCAACTAAATACTCGCCGTAGTTTCCTAAGCTCCACGACGACGCCTCAGAATAAGTTCCAGTAGCAGGGCGTTGTGTTCCAAAATAACCAGTACCGTAAAAACCACCACCAAAACCTAAATTAAGCCCTGCATCTTCCCGACCAGTAGTCATTGAAGTCGGCGTAATATCAAAAGTTGTACCCGAACCTGTCATAGCTGTTAATTCGTTATGACTTCCGGCTGCAAAATAAGCATCTCCGTTATTGCTCTCCCACGCGTGTGCGCCTCTTATTGGATTAGTGCAAAACCCACTTTTCAAAGACTGCCACCCACCAACTGGGCGCAAAGATCCATCGCGCCACCTTACTAAGCTTCCATCGCGCCATCTGTTCGATGCGTCTAATTCAGTGCCGTTTCGGTAAAATCCCGCTTTAAGGTCTAATGGTACTAAAGGCATTATGTTGATCCGTATATTGTGCCACTATTGTTTAATGTTCTTGATGTTCCTGATATAGCTGCGCCCCCTGCGCCTCCTGCAAAACGCGCACCGCCAAGACCTCCTGCCGCACCCCATCCACCGCCGCCTCCTGCAAGGCCACTTACCGTTGTACCGCCAGAAAATCCTGCACTTCCTGCTGAACCACCACTTCCTAAATTATTTGAATATCCAGAACCGCCAACGCCGGGCAAAATACGACCGCCTCCGCCACCTCCTCCTTGGTGACCACCACTTTGGCCTCCTGCACCACCTCCTGAGCCTCCTGCGCCGTTACCACCATCACCACCTGATGCGTTTAATACCCCACCCAAGCCTTGTTGCCATCTGCCCTGATTTATTCTTCCTCTTCCACCTTTGCCCCCACCAGATCCTCCCCCACCTCCTGCATGGGCATCACTAGGGTTGCTATAGTCTTGGTATGAGCCACCGCCTCCGCCGCCTCCTGCAATATAAGCACCAGAGCTATTTGTAATAGTTACACCCGAAGCAGTTACGTTAATTGCAGGACCACCACCCGTAGCCGCAGTAGAAAAGCCCCAACCACCTTCTCCACCTTTACCAATAATTTTACCGTCATTTATAACAGTGCATGGTATATCTATTGTTAATGCTGCGGTAGATGTACTGTCTGACCAAACCCACATATTAGAAGGTATACGAAAAGTTTCGCCAGATGAAATAAAACTGCTAACTGATATTTCTTGCCTTTGAGCCTGACCGTTTACATTACCACCAGATGTAAGAACGGTTTCCGCAGATGCTCCATACCACTCATTAAATGACATCTGAACACCTGACGACCTATTAATCAGACCACGAATATCACTGTCATTAATAGAAGCACTTGTGCTAGATGAGCCTCCTGCCTCAACGTGGATTTCATTTAAACTTATTGAACCGCTACCTTGTAAGGCCATTTTTATGCACTTCCAAAAGCCGTTACATTGTTTTCGACTGTTAATGCGCCAGTAGAGCTTAATTTAAGTCTATCTGTGCCTTGATACGAAAATTTTAAATCTGTCCCAGATTGCGTAATTGTCCAATCACCTAGATCAAGCGTTGTTGCATCAACGGTTGTTGCATCAACGGTTGTTGCTTTTACCTGACCAGAAGAACCATAAACAACTGCCTTACTATTAACTACTGTATTTGCCGTCGAGCCATCTAACAAATTTAAATCAGAAGGTGTAGAGGTAACGTTTGTTCCATTTATTGTGAGAGTTGAAAGATCAGGAGCAACTGTTGTTTTACCAGTCCCAGAACCGTTAAAGGTGCTTTCAATAGCGGTTAGCCCAGTATTAATCGTATTTCCCCAAGTTCCTTCTGATCCACCTATGGTCGGCTTGCTTATACTGATAGCCATGTTTTTTCCTTTACTTTCAGTAGGTTACATACAGGCATTAATGTTAATGTTTTTGTGTTATTTAAAGGTAACATATTAAGCTGCATCCGTCCATATTTCCGGTGGTGTAATAGGCGTCAACCAACCTCTAATTTTAAAATCGTGAAAGCTGTAAGAGTACGATCCTGCGTCTACATCAAAATGTCTTTGCACAGTCATATCGACAGCTTGGCCTGAGTAAGTAAAAGCACCAACAGCAAAAACTTCGCCAACGCCCTTTAAAGCATCTTGCCCAGTGTAAGTAAAAACGCCAGTTTCCGCTGAGATATTCATCTGCTTTGTAAAAGCAAAACTTTGCCCAGTAAGTGAGTAAGACCCACTATCAAGCACCATGCCAAAACCAGTATCAAAAACTACATTTTGACCAGTATATGTAAACGTTGCGCTGTTATAAACGCTATCAATAATTAAACCAAAATTCTGATCAAAATCTATATTTTGTCCAGATAGTGAAAATGAACCTGTTGTAAATGTAGAAGGACGTCCTGCACTTAGACCAACAGCGCGACCATTAGTAGCAAAACTTCCTGACGGATAAATGTCAGTGATTAATTTTGCTGCGCCTTGCATAGAAAGTGTAAACGTAGCGGTAGTGACTTGCAAAGAATACGCTTCATTGGCAGTTGGAGCGCCTAATGCTGTTGTACCTAATGTGGAAAAACCTAACATTTTTTTATCCGATATTTATTAAGGCCATACATCACCTTCACCTATTTTTTCTTTAACTTCTTGATATGTTGCATCTTGCCCATCAGACCATACAGAAATTGCTCCACTATCATCAGACCATATCTGTATTGCTGAACTATCTTTACCCCACACAAAAACTGTTTCGCTATCAATAACACATTTATAAACAACACCGAAAACTGAACTATGTTCATTTTCTTTAATTATTGACGTAATAGCCATTTTTAATTTCCCATGAGATACGCATCTTTAAAAAAAGACCGCAATTCCATTATATAATCAAAGTATTCATCAACTTTTTTCTGCCAATTACTATCTACCTCTGGGTGTATTATGCCACTTTTACTTGAAGCAAAACATTGATTAGCCCAAGACAAAGGATTACATGAAGAAAACAGAAAGTGATTTATGTGTCCAAAAGATGTAGTGTCACGATTTTGCCACAAATCATAATGACCAACTTTTTTACCTAAGATATATGCTATAAGTGACTTGCCGAACCCATTAAATCGTGAAGGTTACTTTTACCGCTTGCGTAGTTAATACCACCAAGATGTTCACTTAATTCTTCATATGCTTTATTATCTGATATTGGATGTTTTTTGAACAACACATTTTCTTTTCCATGTTTATCAATAATAGATTGTATCTTACCTACACATGAATGTTTTTTAAGTTTATTAGCACCAGTTAAAACGACTAAAGCATCTTTAGGCTTCTGATCATCCATAAATGAAAAACTATATTTTGAAAAATTTTTATTATTTAATATAGACTTTTTAATATAACCAATATGCCCACCCTTTTTTATTTTACAATTATCGGCATAAGCATCCATCATTTGGCGCATTGATTGTTCAAAACATAAAGGATGCAGAATAAAAAACCCTGCGTATGTTGTGTAATTTATAGTCTTAAAATACAAATCTTCTTTAGCTGTTACATCATAAGATAATTCTATTTTATAATTTTGAGCAACTTTTTTGACATACTCCTCAACTTCAAAAAGTATAAAGTACTTTTCATTATAAACTATTGCATCTTTATCTTTCTTAAATTGCCCTATACCAAACCTAATCATATCTTGTGCATTACCAGATATGGACTTTGAAACTGAACTATCTACTGCTAAATCACGCATAAAACGATGTTGTCCTTGATGTTGTTTTGCTTGTTGATCTGGTTGTATTAAAGGTTGTAGTTGTTGATTGAGATGTATTGAAAGTAGTGGTTGTGGATTGAGATGTATTAAAGGTTGTTGTTGTAGACTTTGACGTACTATAGGTTGTGGTTGTGGACTTAGAAGTATTAAAAGATGTCGTTGTACTTCTACTGGTATTAAAAGAAGTCGTTCTAGACGTTGTTCTGGAGGCGTTATACGTTCCAGTTGTGCGCCTTCTAACAGACCAAAATCCAGTAGCCCAACCAACAGGGCCACCTAGCGTTAGTGTAACTCTGTTATAATCATAGCCCCCAATATTAGTTTGCGTTCCGCTGTCTGGTGATGCGATCATTGAAGGATAACTACTTGGATGATATTGAGTGTTGCCCCACCATATGCTATTCATATAACCGCTTGTCATAACTATATAAACATAAAGATTACTAGATAGGTTATATTGAGCAGAACTCCAACTATGATTAGTTGGAACGTTTGTGCTGTAACTTGTTGTTCTAGATGTTCCGAAAGTCGTGGTTGTAGACCTAGATGTGCTATACGTTGTAGTCGTTGACTTGGATGTATTGTAGGTTGTTGTTGTAGACCTTGACGTAGAAAATGTAGTTGTTGTAGATTTAGAAGTTGAAAAAGTCGTGGTTGTAGATTGTGTTGTTGCATAAGTAGTATCAAACGTTGTTGTAAACGAAGTTGTAAATTCTTTCTTACTGGCTAAAAAACCAAGGCTCATGCAAAGTCACCGATATAATTAACTAAAATGTTTGACCCATCTAAAACATAGTATGCCAAAACCGACACATCATTAGCACCTGTAGATTGCACAATTGACGCTCCGTTTACTGGAGTTTTGCACTCCGCAGGAAGCGTGAAACTATAACCACCCGTACCATCTTGCTTAATAATAATATTTCCAAATCTTCCTGCATCTTTATTGCTAAATGCAAATGTAGTTGCTGCCGATATAGTGACGTAGAAATTATTAGACGCAGATAAATCTAGAGTTAAAGTACCACCAGATGCAGATGCAGTATCTTGATCGTGTTTTACCGTTCCCGTCACAGTAATATTACCAGTAACATCCAAACCGCCAGAAACTGCCTCAGCTTTTGTT